CATTTTGAGAAACGTTCCTTGGAGTTTCTTTTCGAGGAGTAAAACAGAAAGTCTTACGCTACAGGGGGCCGGCTAAGTGCCCCCACATACGCTACGGGGGTCGGCTAAGTGCCCCCACAAGGTTAACAATGGAAAAGTTTCCTAATAAATAACGAATTTCCACTGTGATATTGGTTACCGTTTGCGTGCATTTCTGTGTGTGTGTTGTAAATAGGCTTGTCACTTTATATACTAATTTTTATTGGTTACACAGTTGTATGTCATTAATGTGAAAACATATATAAAATTTTAACATTGCCGAAACACCTAATTTAGATATAAAGCCCACTACCGGGGAAGGGCTAGTTTCCCGGGATTTGTCAGCGCCCGAAAGGACGTTTGATATTCCAACTCAAATTGATGATATGTCTTATGATAAAGTTAATTATTCTACTTTTGAAGATGTGTCACTAAAAGAGTTTTTGTCCCGACCTGTGAAAGTGGCAACACTATCATGGGCTACCGGGACCGCACTGAACACCAGCGTGTCTTTGCAGGCATATTTGGGATTGATTCCCATTAAACATAAGTTGAATCATTTCGCGAGAATGCGTTTTTCTCAAGTCATCACAGTTTCAGTATCTGTGAATCCTTTTTACTCAGGATCGCTTCTCTTATCCGCTTTACCTTTAGCAGGATACGATTCACTTGAACCAGCCAGATTGCCAGCAGCACCGGTCAGTGCCGATTTCGTTCGCCTCAGTCAGAGACCCAATGTATTTATGAGTATAAATAAAAGTCAAACAATGACCCTGAAATTACCTTATTTTAATGTAACTAAATGGTATACTTTAAATCAATCAGAAACAGCTTTAAGTAATAATTTTTATGGTATATATTTAAATTCTATAAATAATTTGTCTCATTGCAATGGCTCAACCGATCCTGTTACGGTGCAGATTTTTATGTCTTTAGAGGATGTTGAATTGGAGGTACCAACCACCTATTATGCAGCCTCTGGAGAACAGAAACCAGTATCCAAAACATTGGAAAAGTTGTCCCATGCTACGAAGCAGCTCTCTGTTATTCCAGCTGCGGCTCCTTATGCTACTCCTATGTCTATGGCACTTAAGTTTGGAGCAGATTTGGCTAAAGCTTTG